AAAAAATGGTTTCAGTTACACAACCATTGCCAGCATTAGAAGCCGCGCCTGATGGCGCTCCTAAAGGTTGGGAGCAACAGATTGGCTTTGCAATGAAATGTATGTCTGGGTCTGATGAAGGCTTAGAAGCACGTTTCGCAACAGCTTCTTTGGGTGGCAAACGTGCAGTACAAGAGCTAGGTACAGATGTGTCAGAGCATATTATTGCTGATCCATCTACACCAGTAGCAATTGTTAAGCTAAAAAGCTCCCATTATGTTCACGACAAATTCGGTAAGATTTTTATCCCTGAATTTGAAATCCTTAACTGGGTGTCGATGGATGGTGATAGCGATGAAGCCCAACCTGAGTTGGAGCTTGATGAGCCACCAATGGTTGAAGAAGTAGATGCCGCGCCAGTACGCCGCCGTAGAGCAGTTTAAGTAATATGGGGTTAGTTCGACACTATTCAGCTTGATTACACGAAGTGGAAAGACTAAAAAGACTTACTAATCCCACCTAACCTAGAGAACAAAATGAAAAAAGAAAACCTATCACCAGATGATCGTAGAGCCATTAGCCAAGTCAAACTTGCATTGGTTAAAGCCGCGGGAGTAAAGATTGAAAATATCTTCCCTAGTCTTGGGGCTAAGAGTGCAAAGATTCACCACACTAAAAGCCTAAGCCATACTCGTAAGGGTTCTGGTAGAAAGCATCAGCAAGGAAAAGCGTAATGGATACTTTTGAGCAAACAATATCAAAAATGTGCCCCGATGCAGATAGCTTTGCTTTTATAGCAATGCCTTCTGATGGTGTAGGCGTTGCCGCCATACAAGGGGATATAAAAGCTATTGCGCCTTTATTCGACACTTTATTTTTAGCTTTGAAAGAAGCTATTAGTTTAGAAACTACCCAATCTATCTTAAAAAGACTTGAATGGGTAATTAACAATAAAACCCTCGCTGAAACTCAACGCCAATTTAACAATTAATTAAATGACAACCCTCTGGCTCGACTACGAAACAAGATCAAGATGCAATCTGCTAACGGCTGGAGCGTATAACTACGCCCAAGATCCTAGTACCGAGATCATTTGCCTTGGCTACTCTTTTGATGATGAGAGAGTAATCATGTGGACTCCGAATGAGCCATTTCCAAAACGTGTTGTTGACCATTTCAAATCTGGTGGGCAAATACGCGCCCACAATGCCGCTTTTGATCGCCTTATTACTTGGTATGTGCTATGCCCTTCTTTTAATGTGCCAGAGCCAAAACTCACAAGTTGGTATTGCACAGCGACACAAGCTAGAGCTAATTGCTATCCCGGTTCTTTAGAAGATGCTGGTAGATTCTCTAGCGCCATTATGAAGAAGGATTTTAAGGGCTTACAGTTGGTAAGACAGTTGAGTATTCCTAGAGCAGATGGTACATTTAACTATGACCCTACCTTGCTAGGTGAAATGGCGAACTATTGTCGTCAAGACGTAAGAGCTATGCGTAATGTCAGTAAACATATGCGTCAACTCACCGAAGAAGAATTACTCGATTACCATATTAATGAGCGCATTAATGAACGTGGTATCCGTGTGGATGTGCCTTTAGCCAAAGCCGCTACAGCTTACGCCGCAATCGAACTACAGGACGTTGAACAGCTAGTCCAAGAGATTACCAAAGGGGCTATTACCAGCGTTAGAAGCACCAAGATGAAAAGCTGGGTACTAGAGCGCGTTGGTGAACAGGCTAAGAAGTTAATGGTTGTCGTCAAAGATGGCGAAGAAAAAATGTCTGTAGATAAGTCCGTTAGGGCTAATCTACTTATTCTTGCTGATGAAAATGCGGATGAAGTACCACCAGAGGTAGCAGACGTATTGCAATGCGCTTCTGATATATGGGCATCTTCAGTTGCTAAGTTTACCCGCATGGCAAAGCTGGCTGATCCAGAAGATCAACGAGTACGAGGTGCGTTTATCTTTAATGGCGGTAGCGCTACAGGAAGGGTGGCTTCGTATGGCTTACAGCTACAGAATATGGCTCGTAAGACAGCTAAAGACCCTGAAGCTGTGCGTAAAGCTATGCTTAACAGCGAGAACTTAGTGCCTAATTTTGGCAAAAGCGTAAGCGAAGTGCTTAAAGGCATGATTAGACCCGCATTATTACCAGCAGAAGGCAACGCTTTCGTGGTGTTGGATTGGGCGGCAATTGAAGCTAGGGTAAATCCTTGGCTATCAAAGCATCCACAAGGACAAGAAGTATTAGACGTATTTCGTGCTGGCGAGGATATCTACGTTAAAGAAGCCGCGAAGATGTTTAGAGTTCCAGAGGACAAGGTTACGCCAGAACAAAGAACTATTGGCAAGGTAGCTATTTTAGCTTGCGGATATGGTGGCGGTGTGGGCGCGTTCTCTAACATGGGCAGAAACTATGGCATTTTGTTGCCAGAGAACGAATCTAAAGCTACAGTCAACGCATGGCGTAAGGCAAACCAATGGGCTGTCCAGTACTGGAGAGATACAGAAGAAGCCTACACCAAAGCGATGCGCTTTCCTATTAAAGATTCTTTCGTTGCTGGACGCGTTGGGTATTACTTTGACAGCGTTCACCTTTGGTATGTACTGCCATCTGGTCGGTTTCTTTGCTATCCCTTTGCGCGGTTTGATGATGATGGGGGTATTAGCTATGCTAAGTCTGCTTGGAAGCCTGAAAGCGATGCTAAAGAGTGGTCAAGAGCTAGATTGTGGGCTGGGATTGCAGTAGAAAATGTTTGCCAAGCAACCGCTAATGATCTATTGCGCTATGTATTACGTCAGATAGATGATGTAGTTCTAACCGCGCATGATGAGGTATTAATCGAGTGTAAGATAGAGGACGCGCCTGCAAGATTAGAGCAAGCAAAAGAAATTATGTGTACGCCCCCCGCGTGGTGTCAGGATTTACCCTTAGCAGTAGAAGGAAAGATATTAATGCGGTATGCGAAGTAGTAAACTAATAAACCAAAAAGCTGAGAACCCCAATAAGATTCTCAGCTTTTCTAACCAGAGATCAAGCTAGAGGACAAGATAATGGCTGACAAAATAATAACACAGAATAATATGCTGACAAATACAGACTTCGTTGAGTATTTAGAAAAATTGGCAGTTGAGGGCGAAACCATGTTGATGGTTTTGCAAAAGCCAGTTACTAGGGCTGGTGAGCCAGTTCTAAATGTCGATAAGACTATTAAATATACTTGGCTACCTCATTTGCCCGAGCATTACAACGGCGTTGGTGCTTGGTATGGCAATACAGGCTCTTACATTATTGACCGCTTTGTTGATGGCAAACTATCAGCATCAGCTTCAAACTGCGAATATGTAGCTGTCATGGTGCTAGACGATATTGGTACGAAGTCTAAGACCCCACCGCTAGAGCCTACTTGGATAATGGAAACATCCCCTGATAACTTCCAATGGGGATATACGTTTGCTGTTGATACGATGCCTACTAAAGGTGAGTTTTGCGCGGCTATTAATGCTATTGCCAAGGCTGGATATACCGATGGTGGCGCTACTAATGCGGTTCGTAACTTTAGATTGCCCGGTTCTGTCAATCTCAAACCAAACAAGGATTCATTTCAGTCTGAACTCATAGAGTTCCATCCAGAAAATGAGTTTAGCTTAGATCAGATTTGCAGAGCCTTAGACGTTAAGCCCAATGAAGCAGATACCGCTTCAGTTCGTACTGTCAAGATCGCAGACAATGGTGAGGACGACATTCTCACATGGTTATCAGACCACAACGCTATCCTTGATAGAGCCAACAACACAGGCTGGTATGGTGTGCTTTGTCCTAATGCCCAGAACCATAGCGATAACAACCCTATGGGGCGTTACCATCCTGTAACGCGTTCTTTTAAATGCTTCCATGAGCATTGCACCCATATTACATCGCAAGTGTTTCTAGATTGGGCGGCTGGTCAAGGTGCAGAACAGCATCAAGCTGGCTTGCGCCCTGAGTTGCTAACTGATCTATATACCCAAGCTCGTGCTTTATTGACTCCTTCTAAGATGTTTTCGTCCAATGAAGAACTCATGCGGGAGCTTGATTTAAGGGCTTTAGGGCGTATCCAAAAGGGAGATTGGCATAAGCATTTTGCCTATGTATCGGCTAATGATTCTTACTTTGACTTGGTGAACCGCAGAGAAATCTCTCGTTCTACATTTAATGCTATCTATCGTCATATCGAGTGCCGTTCTATTCATGGCAGGAAGCCACAAATCGCCGCGTCTATTAGCTTTGATGAACGCCGTGAGTCTGTCAATGCCAAGATACTGGTTAATTTAACCTATGCCGCTGGTGAATCAGTCTATGTTGGGCGCGAAGGCGACATATATGGCAATCGTTGGGTGGACGCTAGACCTAACATTGAAGATACCAAAGTAGGGGACATTAGCCTTTGGACTAATCTATTGGCGCGCTTAGTGCCATCAGAGAAAGACCGCAATCATTTGCTTAATATCATGGCATTTAAACTCAAGAACCCTAAGATTAAGATCAACCATGCAGTTCTTCATGTAGGTGATGAGGGTTGCGGTAAGGATACACTTTGGTCGCCGTTCATCTGGTCAGTCTGTGGCTCAAACCTAAAGAATCGTGGTTACATGGATAGCGAAACCATTGGTTCTCAATGGGGCTATGACCTTGAATCCGAGATTCTGATTATCAATGAGCTTAAAGAGCCAGATGCTTCTACTCGTAGAGCATTGGCTAACAAGCTCAAACCAATCATTGCCGCGCCTCCTGAAATGCTCAATATCAATCGTAAGGGCTTACACCCATACCAAATGGCAAACCGCTTGTTTGTTCTTGCCTTTTCTAATGAGCAGATTCCTATTAGCTTGGCTTCACAAGATCGCCGTTGGTTCTGTATTAGCTCTGATGCACCTCGCATGAGTGATGATGAAGGAAAACAGATCTGGGATTGGTTTAATGCTGGTGGCTTTGAACAGATTACCGCGTATCTATATCAGCGTGATGTTTCTAAGTTCAATCCGGGTGCTACTCCCGCCATGACAGAGTTTAAGACCAATTTGATTGAGCATGGTCGCTCTCCTGCTGAATCTTATTTGGTTGATTTGATGCGTAATCGCTTGTCCGTATTTAAAGATGGCATTTGTGGTAGCCCATTTCACGACTTATGTGAGCCTATGATGGGAATTCAAATCCCTCATGGTGTGAAGATACCGCAAGCGGCATTGCTTCATGCGTTTAAAGAGGCTGGCTGGACTGATTTAGGATTATTGGCTTCTTCGGATTACACGAATAAGAAGCATATCTTTGCTGTTCCTTCGGTGATTGAAGGCAAGTCTAAGTCTGAGCTTCGCCGTATGGTTGAGCCAAAGCTGACTGCTGTAGAGAATACCAAGCAACCCGCTACTACTGTTCTATCCTTTGACACAATCAAGAGAGCAAGATAATGTACTACACCTATATACATCGCTATCAAGATACTGGGCAAGTGTTTTATGTCGGTATGAGCAAAAATAAACTTCGCATGACTAGCAAACACCGCTCTCATCAACCTCATTGGTACGCCGCTATCGAAAATAAAGAGTGGTTTGCTGAAGCTGTAGCTAATTGGAACACTAAAGAAGAAGCTGAAAGCCATGAGCAACTGCTAATAGCTTGTTTTAGAGATATGAAACACCCTATCATCAATTTAACTAAAGGTGGTGCGGGGCGCACAGGCTTTAAATGGACAGCAGAAGAACGAATTAAACAAGTGCCAAATCAAATTGCGCGGGGTAAAATGGGCGGTAAATCTACATCAGAAGCAAAGCGCATCAGCAGTAAACTCAATGGTAAACTAGGTGGCAGACCTAGTGCCAAGCGCTTGGGTATAGGGTAAACACCTATACCAAGCGCTTGGGTTAGTGCAAAATTGGAGAACGTAATGAATAAGCCTGTTAAGAATGATGCTGGTGGCATTAAGTACACAACCTTGTCGCAAGCGGCTAAAGCATTAGGGCATAAAGGTGGTAAACAAACTTCTATTCCTAAAGCGGCGGCGGCTAGAGCTAATGGTGCTTTAGGTGGTAAGCCTTCTTCTGGGCATTTTGAAGAAAAATAATTGCTGTATGGGGCAAAAGCGGATGCTGGTTTCCAGACGTAGCGAGTAGCCCCAATTTTTGCTGGAAAATTTTTCTAAAAATTTCTAAAAAATCCGATTTTTTTCGATTTTTTTTATTTTTTATGTTGCAATGCAATATAGGGTAAACCCTTATAATAGTTAGGGTAAACCCTTATTATTATCTAAATATAATATTATCTGATTATCTGGCAGATTATCGGAAAATTTATTATCTGATTATCTGTCTGATTATCTATTTTTGATTATCTGATTATCTGGAAGATTATATATTGTCCTGATTATCTGATTATCTATTCCTGATTATAACCTAGAGATAATATTATATCGCATTTTTCATTCTAGTTTGTTTCTATTATCTAAGATAATATTATATTAACTTTAGGAATTGATTATCTTGATTATCTAAGGGTTATATGGCGTTTTTGCCCTTCGCAAGATAATATTATTCTAGATAATATTATATTAACTTTAGGAATTTATTATATTTGATTATCTCGATTATCTAAGGGTCTGATTATCTGGATTATCTGTTTTTGGTCTTTGCTGGGTGCGCGCTGGTTTTTGCTGGGTGTCTGGGTGCTGGGTCTGGTTGTTTTGGGTCTGGGGTCTGGGACGCGTTAAAACGCGCGCTGGGACGTTTTCGCATTTTTGGTCATAAGGGCATGACCCGCGCGCGCGCTCTAGCAATCCAATAGCTATAAGGCTCTGCAACGTATTCTGTTGCGCTCTCTGGGTCTGGGTCTGGGTCTGGGTCTGGGTCTGGGTCTGGGTCTGGGTCTGGGTCTGGGTCTGGGTCTGGGTCTGGGTCTGGGTCTGGGTCTGGGTCTGGGTCTGGGTCTGGGTCTGGGTCTGGGT